GCAAGCAGGCACCTGCAGGCTGGGTAGACCGCACAGCCCGTGAAATGCAGAACTTTGTCAATACCAACTGGGAACGCATCAAGAGGGAAAGCTGATGCCTGCTGCAAACCTCAACACCATTCGCGCCACCATCGAGGGCAGGCTTGCAACAGAGCTTGCGCTATCGCCTGCCATTCCGGTGGTGTTCCACAATCAACCTTATGTGCCGACGCCTAATAGCTCATGGGTGCAATGCCTTGTCAGCTTTGGCGCTAATGAGTATCTAACCCAAGGCGGCACCACCGGCAGCAACAACAGCATTATTGGCGTGATTGCCATCAACATCTTTACGCCGCTTGGCGTTGGTCCTGGCGCTAATCTGACGATTGGTAAGCGCATCAGAGACCTTTACAATAGGCAAGTGGTGTCAGGGGTTTACTTTGACCCGCCTATCGGACCCGAGGTTGTTGCATCGCCAGCGCCAGAGGGTTTCTTCCAAACACAGGTCAGATTGACCTTTGAAACCTTCGAGGACCTTTAACCATGGCTTTTTACCGAGGGCAGCAAGGCAGCGTCAAGTTCGATGATGCCGGCTCTGCCGCTGCAGCAATCACCAGCACCCGCTCGTGGTCTCTGACCGTCGAAAAGGAATCACTCGACACCACTGCACTGGGCGACACGTACCGCGCCAATGTGGGCGGCCTAATTGCCGGCAGCGGCACTTGTGAGCTGATGTATACCGCCAGCAGCGCTGACGAGACCAACACCTTTATCGAGCACGTCAACACTGCCAACGATGCCGGTGCCGCACTGTTTGAGCTGTATCTTGACACCACTGGCACCAAGAAAATCAGCTTTGACGGTGTGATTACCTCGGCTGAATACTCGGCTACCGTGGGTGAGATTGAAGTGATTACCATCAACTTCGTCACCAACGGCGCCATCACTCTGGACATCTGACCATGGCTTTCTATCGCGGGCAGCAGGGCACAGTCTTTTTTGATAAGGCTGGCAGCGGCGGTCTTTCTGAGATTGCTGCGGTTCGGTCATGGTCGATGACCGTTGAGAAGGAGTCTTATGACGCCACCGCTCATGGCGACACCTATCGCGCCAACATTGGCGGCCTGATTAGCGGCTCTGGCACCATCGAGGTGATGTACGACGCCCCCGCCGCTGGTGACAAGTTGGACCTGATTAAGGATGTCAATCAAACCACCGACGAAGCCGATGCAGCGGTTGAGCTGTATCTGGATGAGTCGGGCGGCAAAAAAATCACCGGCACCATTGTGGTGACAAGCACCGAGTACTCCGCTACTGTTGGCGAGATTGAAATTGCCACCATCAATTTCGTCTCTAGCGGTACTCTGACTCTGAGCATCTAATGTCTGCTTCACAACGCCCCGTCGATTTGCTCGCCGGGGCATTTGACCTTAACCAACGCCGTAAGTTCAGCATCAAGAATCCAGCCGGTCAGGTTGTGTTAGACCTGTACTTCAAGCCCATTACCCGCGCTGACCGTAAGCGTGCAACAACGCTGGCAGGTAGCGATGAGGCTTTGGAAATCAGCACACAGATGCTGTGCCAGATGGCAGAGCTGGAAGACGGCAAAAAGGCATTTGCGCCTGCCGATGCTGCCAAGCTGCAGCGTGAGCTGCCTGAAAGCGTGCTGAACGAGCTTGAGCTGTTCTTGTTTGGCCTTGGTGGTGACGACAGCCTAGAAGAAGCAAAAAAAGACTGAGCCAGGATAACTGGCTCTTCTTTGAGTTTTTCCTGGCATCTGAGCTTGGCATGACGGTCAGCCGGTTGCGTACTGAGCTGACCGATGCAGAGTTCATGCACTTTGCAGCGTACTATGAGCTGAAAGGCGAACGCGAGAAAGAGGCTATGGACAAAGCACGACGCAAGTAAACTGACGCCATGGCAGTCTCCAACGTCGAGCTAAGGGTTGATGCGCGCAATGCCATCAGTGCATTGCAGCAGGTCAATCGCACTTCGGCGCAGACTGACGCATCATTCAACAAGCTTAAAAGCGCCACCGATGGCCTTGCGAATGCCTTTGCTGGTTTGGCCGCAGGCGCGGCGGCATTTAATGCGCAACGCATAGCAACATCGTTTATTGCCACGGCCAATGCTGCTGATGGCGCTCAGCGCCGCATCAAGCTGGTAAGCCAAGGTTTTGATGATTATCGCAGCGTTCTGGAAGTAGCCAGAAGCGCTGCCACTAGGTTTGGGCTGTCGCAAACGCAGGCGGCCAGCGCGATTGCTGACATTTACACCAGACTGCGACCCGTTGGCTTTCAGCTAAACGAAATCAACGCCATTTACGAAGGCTTCAATACTGCGGTCAGGCTTAGTGGCGTTAGCGCAGAGGCGGCGTCTACTGCATTCCTGCAGCTATCGCAAGGCTTGGGCAGTGGCACATTGCAGGGCGATGAGCTGCGTTCTGTTTTGGAACAGATGCCGGCTATTGCGCAGGCAATCGCTAAGGAGATGGATATCAATGTTGGCAGTATTAAAGAGTTCGGCTCGCAAGGCAAAATCACTTCTGACATCATTGTTCGTGCACTTGACCGTGTACGCACCGATGGTGCCGGCAAGCTAGCAGAGTCTCTTGATACGCCGCAGCAGCGTGTCATTGACCTGCAAAATGCGTTTCAAGAGTTTCAAATTGAAGTCGGCAGTGCTGTTGCGCCTGCTGTCATTGGCTCCATTAAAGGAATCACTGAAGCAGTTAAAGAAGCTACGACTTTTGTCGATGACCTTAAAACAGGTTTCAGTGTTTTAAGTGCAGCGGCTGGGGGTCTTGGCAATATTGAAACTGGTCTTGGTGGCATCAACAGCAAATTAAATCAGATTGGCGCCAACAAGGGCTTGGCTACCTTGATTGATTTCCTGCTCCTAGGTGGTCCATCTATCCTTGGCGCAGTTGGAAGTATTGGTCAACGGCGGCGCGCTCGTGCTGGTTATGCAGCACCTGCCGGACCTGAAATGCCAGTGCGCTTGTCCATGCAGGGGCGCACATTTGGCAGAGGTGGCGGCGCTAGCCGTGGCGGCGGCAGTAAAGCTGCCAGTGAAGCAAAGCGTGCTGCTGATGAAGCAGCCAAAGAGCAACAGCGTGTTGCGCAGGTCATCCGCGAGCGACTTGCCGAAGGGCAAATACTGCAGCTCAAATCAACGCTACAAGATAAAATCAGCGCCGCTGAAATGGCAGGCGATAAGCAACTTGTTATTAGGCTGCAAGGCCAGCAGAAAGAGCTGGATATTCAATACAAATACGCTCAGGCACTAGCGCAAGAAAAAGACATTAGGGCACAGCAGGCAATTATTTTTGAAGCGCAAACTGCTGCAGTCGCCAATCAGCGCGACATTCAACGAGAGCTTACTAAAGGGCAAAATGAAAGCGCAGTCAGACAGATTAGCGCAATGCAAAGCATTATCGGCTTGCAGGTTGAGCTGACTGAGCAACAGAAGCAGCAAAAAGAAGTTGCTGATGGCATTGCCAATACGGTTGGTCAAGGCATGACCAGCGCGTTTAATGCGTTGATTCAAGGCAGCGAAGACTTCAACACCAGCTTGCGACGCATTGCATCTGGCGTGCTGATTGACATTGCCAATCAACTGCTGCAGGTTTTCGTCATCCAAAAAGCCATCAATGCCATCAGCGGATTGTTCGGTGGCGGCGCTGGCGGTATTGGCTTGCCTACTTCTTATGCAGGCGTAAAAGTAAATCCGTTGACCATCGCAGGACTGCCATCATTCCTGCCGGGTAAAGCGATGGGCGGCAGCGTTCGCAGCGGCCAGCCGTACATCGTCGGTGAGCGCGGTCCTGAGCTGTTCATGCCAGGGCGCAGCGGTGGCATCGCGCCTACAGGCAGCTTTGGCGGTGGCGTTAACGTGGTTGTCAACGTTGACGCCGCTGGCAGCAACGTCGAAGGCAATCAGCCCAATGCAAATCAGCTTGGGCGGTTGATTGGTGCAGCCGTTCAGGCTGAAATTGTTAAGCAACAACGTCCTGGCGGTCTTCTTTCCGGTACGCGCTAATGGCAACCTTTCCTTCTGTTACACCTAGCTACGGCGCGGAAAAGCGCAGCCAGCCGCGTAAGCGTGTTGTGCAGTTTGGTGACGGTTACGAGCAACGTTTGACATATGGGCTAAACCAGAACCCTAAGGAATGGTCTCTGACCTGGAGCAACATCAGCGAAACCGATGCGGACACGATTGAAACCTTCCTTGATGCTCGCGCTGATGACGCGGCTGCATTTGACTGGACACCGCCAGGCGAATCAACCGCCTACAAATGGGTCTGCGATAGCTGGAGCAAATCAATCCCCTACAACAGTCGGGCGGTCATAAACGCCACCTTCCGCCAAGTGTTTGAGCCGTAAGCGATGGCCTACGCAGATTGGCAAGCCAGCACCGCCTACGTCGTTGGCGACATCGTTGCTGCAACGACCACACCGGCCACCGGCTTGGTGTTTCGCTGCACCGTTGCTGGTACATCAGCCAGCACCGAACCAGCATGGCCTACCGACATCGGCAGCACCATTGTTGATAGCGGCGTCACATGGGCAGCGATCAGCAGCGTTTACGAAGAGCTGAGCGTCCTTGGTCCGAACGCGATTATCGAATTGTTCGAGCTGCAGCTTGATGCAACGCTGCACGGTGCCTCAACAACGTATTACTGGCACAACGGCGTCAATGCCAACGTCACCGGCAACATCATCTTCGACGGCAACACCTACATCAGGCTGCCGGTGGAGGCGACCGGCTTTGATTACACCAGCTCTGGCAGCTTGCCGCGCCCGACGCTACGCATCAGCAACCTGTTCAGCGACATGACCACGCTGCTGCTGCTGGTCAATGCCACCACACCCGGCAACGACCTTGGCGGTGCGACCGTCCGCCGTATCCGCACGCTGAAGAAGTTTCTCGACGGCGAAACCGGCGCCGACCCCAATGCCCGCTTCCCAACTGAGATTTGGTACGTTGACAGAAAGTCGAACGAGAACCGCGACCTTGT